AAGATGGTGCGATTTTTAAATCAGTTATCTTAACGAACGCGGACAAATTAACGATCGACGCACAATCCGCATTACGACGATGTATTGAACTATTTAGTTCTTCCACGCGATTCTTTATTGTTGTTGAAAATAAAGATAGTCTATTGAAACCTATTCTTTCGCGATTTTGCGATATCTACATTCCGCATCCTTCTATCGAGTCGACCACGGCGACGGCCACGACCGTTAATCTTCACACATATTTAGCCGATAAGGTATGTAATACCAATAAAATAACGAAACCGAGAGAAACCACTCTCTCGGAATTGATAACTATCCACCCTAGTTTTTTACGACGGACTATTACAGCATCGGCAGGAGCATGTGATCCAGAATCAGAAGATACATATACATGTAAAGACTATGAAAAAATTATCGATTTATCCGTTTCGCTATACGAACAAGGATATTGCGGTCTTGATATTATCGATTTTATTCATAAACATCCAGATATTCACGATATTCGCAGATATGAAATGTTGATCATGTTCGATAAGGTTCGTAAAGAGTTTAGAAACGAAAAGTTGTTACTCTTTTATTTTCTTCATTTTATTGTATTTCGTTGTAATCTGAGTTTAGAAAATATTTCGTTTATGTAAGGTCAGTATTGATTTTAGGCTTATTACCAGCGCGATGGATGATTATTCGGTTACTTCTCTATATGAATCAAAGAATGAATGGGCGTCTCGGCTCGTGAATATTCTGACACCACTTATTCAAGAAGGTATACGCTCTATTTTTGATGAAGCTGTGAAATTGTGTGTTGGAAACAAAGAACAAGACAAGTATTTGATGACGTTCCAGAATCTTCTCTCGAGAGTTCCAAAATGGAACCCGAATATTATCAAGGAAGAGACGGCGCGAATAAAGGAACGTAGCACATGCGGATATTTAGAAGATTTGATAACATGTGTTCATATTATCCATTTGAAGTGTATGACAGTGATGCGTGTTGGAAATAAACAGAAGAAAGTCGATATCAAGATTCCGCAATTAGCTGACTTTATTCATAAGATTTACGTGAATACTGCGCGAAAAGTATATTCCAACGTCTATATTTTCGAGAGAGGAATTCAGCCGCTTCATACACAGCGCAACAATCGCGAATTTGAGATTATTGTGAAGGAGTGTATCTATAATACGATTCGCGATAACATACCGGTAGAGGAACTGATTAAGATGTATTTGGAAGATACGATCGAAGACGTAGTAGAAGTCACCGAAAATGAGGAGGTGATTCAGCAAGAGCCGATTCTCTCGGAAGAGGACGCCAATCTCTCGGCGAGGCGGCGTCAACATCATGGAAGCACACGTCGAAGACGCCATCGCGATCGGGTCGGTGGTGGCGCCGACGGTGATGGGGGTGACGGTAATGGCGCCGACGGTGATGGTGGTGTGACGCCTACAATCGACCAGCTTGACTTCGTAGGTGAATTAAATGGAAGTTCTAATCTCTCGAATGATTCGACATCAATAACAAATGACGGCGGTAGCGGTGGCGGTAGCGGTAGCGGAATTTCGTTCGGAGAGAATGAGGTGCGAACCTTTGAAACGGACTCATCTGAGAGAAAGAACGAATATATGACACATGACGACGGCTACGGCGATGACGCGGATGACGACGAAGGCGATTCAGGACGATTAAATATTGGAGGAGATATTCAGTTGGATACACTCGATATTCATACGTTGAATGAGATACAGGAACTCAACGCGCCGCCTTTATTAGATGATATTGAGGTATTGGCGTAAGCGTAAGCGTAAGCGCACCACTTATAAAAAATAGCCATATATTACAAATATGGCCGACGGCGACGAAGAAGAAAACAAATGGTATAACAATATATTCATTATCGATTTACTCATTTTCATTTTCTCTTTTGTATTTTTAGCAATCGCAGGTCTTATATTTTATGTTTGTTATCCACCGGTAATAATGGCGTTCCAGACATCGTAGCGGCGGGTTAGCGTGGCGTCGCGTATAAAAACCAATAAATAATTGAAATTGTATGTATATACGTGTTTTTATATACATTCATATTCGTAAGCACCATCATATATGTTGAACACTACAAAATTAGCGATTATCGGCGCATCTGTCGCTATCGTATATTTTTTATTGAAATTCATAGAAATGCGATTTGTCGACGCTGATAACCAAAAACCGGTGAAGGTCCTTATCCGTGATTCGATCGTGGTTTGCGTGTCATCGATTTTAGCAGTTTTTATTTTGAACCAGTTTGAGAATATTAGTAGCGGCGGTGGCGGTGGTGGAGCAGGCGGCAGTGGTGCGCCGGCTGTATTTGTGGATACGCCAGGATTTTAATCCAAATGAAGTTCTTCTTTCACGTGTTCTTCATGACCTTTTATCAGAATACCATGCTCATGATAATGTTTTCCAACTTGGTTCAAGTTTGATAACATCAGCCGCCATGCCGTTGTATACGAATGTTCAACGTATTTCAAACCCGCAGCGCTGGCCCACTTCGCACAAAATCGGCGAACATATGGTGCCGCAATTGCGTTCTTATATTGCGGCATCGACGGAAACAGATGATGCTCGATTTGGAAATTAAGATACCCCATAATCCATGTTACAAGCTGTGATTTAGTAGAAATGTTTACTGTGTGATCTAATGCGTATTCAAACCACAAGAGATGTTTGTCTTCCGGAATTACATCGGTGAATGTATGTGAAAGAGAGAAGTGACCGAATAAATAGATGAAATTCCAGAAATTCACGACCATCAAAATGAAATAACACCATAATAGACCGCCTCCACTTGCTCCACCAGAATAGAAAATGAGGGGCAACGAGAGATGAGAACATGTCATACATACCGCTTCAAAGGCGGTTTCGTTATATACTTCTCTCGATTTTGCCGAATATAATCGTTGAAAAACCTTTTTTGGGTGAAGGTAATACGTCCAAAATAGATGGACGATGACTCCATTGACAATAGGCAAAAACGTCCATGCTTGAAAACGCATCCACCACCGGTTCATAAACCGCGATGCTGTTTTCCCATTCGTATTCTCTTCAAATGCGCGATTGAAAAAAGCAACAAGTGGCGTTGTATCTAGATCAATGTCGTGTTTGATTTTCTGGGGTGTAGCGTGGTGTTTTTGATGCATTGAATTCCATACCGATGAACTTACGCCGCCTCCAAATCCCATCATGAACGTTTGTATCGCGCGATCAACCCTACGTGATCCAGTAAAACTAAGATGCCCGCATTCATGTTGGACCCAACCACATCGGGTCTTAAATACGATGAATGAGATAATCGACGCATAAATGTTATAAGAAGCAAGCCATGTTCCTACACCAAAATAAAAAGCGATTTCTAATAAACGAAAATAGACATGGATATAGTCAGGTTCAAAGCATCCTTGCTCGACGAGTGTGGCGCGCATCTCTCGAAAATCCGCCGTCATTTCTTTTTGGCGAGGCGTGAGTTCTTCAAGTGTTTGAATTGGAGTCGTGTCAGATGAATCATCATAACGCGGGAGTGATAGCAGCATCTTTTTCGCTTTAGATGACCGATGATGAAACTCGTTGAATACCTCGGTCGCATCCGCAGAATTCTTCGCGTAGTTGATGATATTTCCACCGGGGTGTTTGAATTCGGTGATGTCGTAGGTTACACCGTCGATCGTTATTGTATCGCGTGTCATTTATATATACAATCTCAATATATAAATATGTAAATAACGTACTTTATGTTATAATTCAAATACTTATTTACTGTGTAATACCATAAACATAAAGATAAAATTGAATCGTTATGTTTATATTACGATAAAGCATCATCACATTACGATACATTATCTAAATGTCTTCTGCCGACTCTACTGCTGCCGTCGTTGCCCCTGAATCTGTTACCGTGAATGTTCATTTGGAGGGCGTCCCTCCTTCTAAAAAGGACGAAGAATATTGGCCTCTTACGTTGGACGCTGTAAATGCGTGCGACTTGTCATACATGAACGACAAATGGTCGGAAGACATGATTCGCGATGGAATGCGTTCGATTATTCGCGTCGGTCAATTACCTGGGGTTCGAGAGAAAGAAATCAACGTTTGGAAATATCTGTCAAATTACAGTCCTCCTAGCGATCGGGGTTTTATGTTCAGTTATGGTGATGATCGGATTGTTACGCTTGTCGGTGATCATATGGAAACTGGACATTCTGGATGTAGCATGGGATGGACGATGCGTAATATCGAGTTTATCGCAAAGAATGGAGTTCCAGCGCATCGTGAGATGTATCTGAATCAGAATAAATAGGTAACGTATCCACATTCATCATAATATGCGTATTTTTACCGTCTTTTAAGAACTTCGCCGCGAGTGCTGCGTGTTTCTTGTATTTTTTATACGTGATTTTGTATTCGTCGAAGAGCGGATTATGGATTTCATTCGCGGGGATATGATTGTGAACTGAACGAGAGATCATCTTATACAGTTTGAAATCCGGATATCTCTCTTCACCGCTTGATTTGTAGAGGACGTTTCGTCCCTTGTCGTCGGTTGTCCACTTTACAACTAACTTAATGATCGGGTCTGATTTACACAATTTCTCTACTTTGCGCAGGTCATAAATGAAATAGTCGAAAAGCGCGCAAGCGAAACGGCATAAATCGAAACTATAGTTCGGTTCAACTGTAGGTTTATTCGGGTTGTAATAGGGCGGGAAATTGTATTGGGTTGCTGCGTCGCCTTTCGGATGAAAACTGTCGCTACAAATCAGCTCTCCGCGGAATTTGTAGATCGCACGGCCAAAATCGATGATCTTGAAAATGCGACCATAAGTAGGAACCTTGTAAATCTGGTCATCATATAGATAGTAAATGAACTCTTCTGTAGTCTCGATGAACATGATGTTATTTGTGTGAAGATCGTTGTGTGTGAATGCGAACATCTTTTGATAAATGACCAGCGTCATGATGACTTGAAACAGGAGTGACGTCCATTCTTCTTTTGTTAGCTCGTCTCGCATCATAATATGGTCGAGTGTGCTCACGCATTTTTCAAGTAAAATTGCTTGGATTGGAAAGTCTTTGATTTTTACGATGATCTGTTCGTCATCGCTGTAATCTGTATAGGATGTCATGTCGCTGTTTTCTGTTGTTGTATCTGTTTCATGTGTTCCGTCATCACAGTCACTTTCGTTCGATTCAGTATTGTCATCGTCGACGTTATTGTTTTCACTTTTGGTATTTTTTGCGTCGTCGTCGTCGTCGTCAATCGTCGTATACGATGAATTTGACTGAGATGTATCGCTTTCGCTGTCGCTGTCATCATTACTATCGTCATTTCGTTTACTTTCGCTCATATTATTTCCGTTTGTTGCGTTCTTTATCTTTGTTTCCAGCACTTCTTGATGTTGTTCTTCACTTCTTGAGTCAAAACTATCAACATTTATTTCTACGACATCGAGAGATACTGCTTCCAAAGACGACGACGATGACGATGACGACTGTATAACCGTTGGTTCAAAATCAAATACATCATCTTCTAAAATCGAAATAGGTTTATTCAATACAGGATTCAACTTATTTCGGAGTTTCAACCATTTATGATCACGCATACTAGATTCATCATCGCCAAATTGCGAGTAATCAATCGTAAAACGTTCATTTTCGTATGTATTAAAAAAGGAACAGTCAGCCAAATAATCAATATCGTCGAATACATTCGTTGAAAATTCGCGTTGTTTACATAGATAACTTCCATAATAGTCTAATCCATGAACAATACCATGTGTATGAAGAGCACGACTTGTCAAATACGAGAAAAACCCATCAACATAGGATGAATTATTCGTATTCAGCATTTTTTCTTCACAGTTTTCCGGTGTTGAATTGTATCTAGGAAGTGACGATTTTGCCGCCGCCCCCGCCGCCTCCGTCAACGGTTCATATTTCCCAGATAAATACCGTATCGGGTCCAATAAAGGTGAGTATTTTACAAATATAGGAACATTCGTTGTATTTCCAGCGTCATCTCCGATTACAGTTTCTAAATGGTTTAGAGATGTAGTAGAGAGATTGTCATTGCGGGTTGTTTCTCCCATGATTTGTCTAGGATGTTCAATAACATTTTGTAGATAATACTTTTGGTTCAACTGAATCCCGTTGTAATTGGTTTCGTTGATACAAAAAAATCTAGAATAGATCGGTATATAATTTTGAATATCATACAATAGCGCAGATTCAATCCTGTCTGGTGTATATTTATGTTTTCGGTAGTGTAGTTGAAATTTCGATGTAGTCTTAGTCGTAGTCGTAGTCATTTCTCCTAAAATACAATAATATGATTGATCGATAGAAGTTTTATATCGGTTTTAAACGGGCGATGACATACCACCACCACCCCATTCATGTTTCTTCGTATAAATCATCGCAAAAAAATATCCGTTGTTTGTATCACCAAGTTCGCCATGAATTTAGAGCTCGCGAAATTCGATATGAAAGCCATCAGCTTTCGCCCCGATGAAAATAAGGGTCCCGTTATCGTTCTCATCGGGCGTCGTGATACCGGTAAAAGTTTCCTCGTTCAGGACTTGATGTTTCATCACCAAGATATTCCGATTGGAACCGTCATCTCCGGCACGGAGGCGGGCAACGGCTTTTTCGCCGCCCATGTGCCAAAACTATTCATTCATGATGCGTATAATACTGCCATTATTGAGAATATTCTCAAGCGCCAAAAAGCAGTCCTAAAACAAGTCAAAAAGGAAATGGATACATATAAAAAGTCATCCATCGACCCAAGGACGTTCGTTGTATTGGATGATTGCTTGTATGATAACAAATGGACGAAGGACGTGATGATGCGTCTCCTCTTCATGAACGGCCGTCATTGGAAGATCATGTTAGTCATCACAATGCAATATCCTTTGGGTATCCCGCCGAATCTCCGCACGAATATCGACTACGTTTTTATCCTCCGCGAGCCATATATTGCGAATCGTAAGCGAATCTACGACAATTATGCGGGTATGTTCCCCACTTTTGAGAGCTTTTGTCAGGTCATGGACCAGTGCACCGAGAATTATGAGTGTCTGGTCATCAATAACAACGCGAAATCGAACAAATTACAAGACCAGATCTTCTGGTATAAGGCACAGCAGCACGGGCCATTCAAGCTCGGCAGTAAGGAGTTCTGGGAAATATCTAAGAATCTCGGTTCTGACGACGAAGGCGAGCAGTCTTATGACCCTAATGCTGCGAAAAATAGCAAGGGACCGAAGATAAATGTGAAGAAGAGTAAGTGGTGAGTGGAAAGTTGCTCTCGCCATCGTGAGAGCAACTTTCCGCAATTAGTATTTAATAGAAACCGCTTTTGTTGTGACAAAAGCGGTTTGGCCAGATTAGCAATTTAATAATAAATCTTGCTTTTCATTAACAAAAGCAACTAATCTATTATGAACCGCTTTCATAAAAACCGCTTTACATCCATAAAGCGAAACTAACTTAAAGACATCCGTATATACATAGTATAACATACAATCATAACGATGTCCTCCTCTGCATCCGCATCCTCTTCTGCAACCCTAAACATTGTTGAACTCATCGAGAAAAACCCGGTTACAAAGTTGTCTCGTAAATACAACAACCTTCTGCTAGAGAAGATTCAAGAAAACTTCAGCACATTCGAACAGCAATTGTTTGTCAGTAGTTTTTATTGTTATCTGAATTTTGATAAGAATAGTGACTTTGTGGTTGATTTGGACGATGTATGGAAATGGTTGGGTTTCGCGCAGAAAATAAATGTTAGAACGTTGCTTGAAAAAAACTTCAAAATTAACGTAGATTATACTGTATCTATTCCTGAATTTAAAAAATCAGAACAACCAGAAAATGTGTCAGGTGGTAGTGATGAAGAACAACCAACTGAATCAACCATTCCATCTAAACCAAAAAATGGAGGTCAAAACAAGCAAACCATCAAACTCACAATTCGATGCTTCAAATCACTATGCTTGAAAGCACAGACCAAGAAAGCCGGTGAAATCCATGACTATTATTTATCATTAGAAGATCTACTTCTTCGAAGTATTGATGAACAAACCAGCGAACTCCGCGCCCAACTCGAACAAAAGAACGCCCAGCTCGAACAAGCCACCACCACCCTCAACCAAGCAACCATAACCCTGACCGAAGAAAAGAAACGCGCAATTCAAAAAACCCTCATCAGCCAGTTCCCAGTTAACACGGAATGTATTTACTTCGGCACCATCGACAACACCAACGCCGAAAATGAGAAACTCATCAAGTTTGGCCACACCAACAACCTCGCCACCCGCGTTGCCGACCATCATAAGAAATACACGAACTTCATCCTCGCCGCAGCATTTAGAGTCCATAACAAAGTCGAAATTGAAAACCATATCAAAGCCCACCCAAAAATCAAGCGCCAACTCCGCACGATTGAAGTCGCCGGTAAAAACAAAACCGAAATCATCGCATACGATAACACCAATTTCACAATTGCCCGCTTGACAAAACATATCGAGGATATCATCCACTCAAGAATGTATAATGTGGAAAATTTCAACAAACTGCTTCAGCGAAACGAAGAATTGGAAGCCGAGAATGCGAAACTCGTCAGCGACCTCGAATCAAAAAAGAATACGATCCACGAACTCACTCTAGCAAACAACGAACTCCGTGAGAAGACCGCGCAACAATCTCAAGCACTCCAAGTCGTCGCGGCCGAAAATGAATCACCCTTCACCCAACACATTCTTCTTCCTGAGAATGAAATGACGAAAAAGTTCGACGAGTTCGTCGCGACATGCTGTATCGTGCGACCAGATGTCGAAGAAGAGTCGGTGAATCTTGAAGGTCGATTCCGTCTATGGTCGCATACGAAACCAGCGAAAGAAACCTTCCACGCGTTGAAACATTATATGGATGTCCGATTCAAACCCAAGCGTATCCAAAATATTCATGGCTACCAAGGTATCAAATTGAAAACGGTGGAATATAAGAAAATGATTTCAAATCCCGCTGAAAACCCAGAGCAATATAATGTCGAGACCTTTATTTTCCAGTGCTGTAAGTTCTCTGACCGTGGCAAAATTCTGAATTCTACACTTCTGAAAGAGTATCAGAAATGGAAAATCTCTGTGGGACAGACACCTGGTGAAACTGATTTGAAGAACCTGAAGACATACCTAAATGCGTGCCCGAATGCTCTGAAAGCGACGATTTGGGCTGAAAATCAAACTTCTAATGAAGGCTATTACGGTCTCGCTCTGAAAGAGAGTTATTACACGATGACACAAGCCATTATTCAAGGACAGGCCAATCCGGTGATTAGTGTCCAAATTTCAACCACAGGTAAAAAGGTAGAAAAGAAGCTAGTGGGATCCAACGAGGTCTTGAAAACATGGGATACGATCGCCAAAGCAGCCGCTGCTGAAGGCTTCTCCACCGCCAAAATGAGCCGCAGCGTGAAAGACAAGACCGTCTTCAAAGATTATTATTACTGTGTCGCACAGTCAGTATAACCTGACACAGTAATAATCGATTTTTTTGTTCTTAGTGAACTAATTCAAATACTAATCAACGTTATCCATCTCCTTCGCCTCT